TGTTACTGGCATGAGTAGTATTTGTTCCTGCTTCAAGACCTAAATATATATTTCTATCACCTGTAGTTACATCTTTACCTGCTTCTTCTCCTATGAACATGTTGTATTCAGCGCTACTCTGGAGGCTAGAACCAGCATTAGTCCCACCTATAATGTTTTGTGTTCCAGTACCACTAACACTAGTAGCACCACCGCCACCACCAACCGCTGAACCATCAATGGTCAAAGAACCGCTGGTAGCGGATATATCGTTCGTCTGATGATTAATCGTAATAGCCATTGATGTGTTTCCTTTAAATTATACTGCGGTAGAACCGTCCATGTCAGCTTGATCCATAACCCAAGAATAACATTTATCCATAAACGTAGAGCCAGACTTAGCTTCTACATCTGTTAGGTTTGCACTGTAGCGTTTAAAGTCTACTTCACGGGTATCATCGTTGGGTGAGCTTGTTGCATAAGCACTCAAGTCGATCATGACGGAGAACTTAGGGTCAGTTCCACGTTGACGGCTGACAGCGGCTGTCACGATCCTATAGTAAGCGTTATTAAATGCGATGCCATACTGAGAGGCACCTTCTGCGATATTATTTTGAATAGCCATTGGTTTTCTCCTTTTAGGCGTAAGTTACTTCAGTGGTTCTAATATTAGCCACCCAGCGTATGTTATGACTCGCTTCACCAGTACAGGTGATAGCCAATGCGTTGTTCGTATTATCGGCTGAGAGAGCCATGCCCCAGCTTGATAAGTTCTGGATTACTGTAGTTGCACTGTTGGCGAGTGTAGTTGTACCACCGTCATTCACCAACAAGCCTTCAATACGCCATGAGGCATATGCTTGTGCGCCGTTTTGCATCGCAGTGATTGTTCCATCAAAAGTAATACAGGTGTCAGATGCAGCTACGATTTGGTTATCTGTTGATGCGGTGCTGTTGTTAGTTGTGAGAACTGTTGCGGTTGCGTCAGTGGTGTCTGCACGAAGGATAAACATGCTACCTTGTGCATCACCTTTTGCAGCAAACTGACCAGACGCATGAACTTTTTGGCCTCTAATAGTTGCTTTAGCTTCTTGTCCTGAAGCAAATGAGTTGTCTGCACTTGCCGTACTATCTCTTGAACCAATAACTGCTGCATAATTTCCTGATGCAGTATTGCTTCTGCCTATTGCTACAGAATACTGTGAGCTTGATGTATTTTCAGGGCCAAGACAAACGGAGCCAGTACCCGTTGACGCAGAATTATACCCAATCGCAATGGCATATGTGCCTGTAGCACCTTTCCCTGAACTTGTTGTAGTACCAATCGCAACGCTGCGAACACCACTTGCTTGTGCTTCTCCAAGAGCTAAAGACGTATCTCCCTGTGCTATTGCTGTTCTACCAATAGCCACAGCATAAGTATTAGAGGCTTTAGCTTGATACCCGATAGCAATTGTACTTGTTTGACTGGCACCGTAGCTAGAACTGTTGCTTGCTATAGCTGCTGCTAGGCTGTCTGTGCCAGAGGCGTAAGCTCGACTAATTGCAGTAGCTCTTGCTCCAGTAATAGCCTGTGCTGTATACCCCAAAGCCAAAGAATAATCACCAGTTGCGTCAGTCAGTGCGCCAAAGGACATGGCTTGAGTTCCAGATGATACCGCACTTGTCCCGATTGCCACACTGTTGTTGCCGCTTGTAGTAGCACTAAACCCAACTGCAAAACCTCTAAGACCACCCGCATTAGCGCCATCAATTAGCGCCATCGACCTGTCACCAGTTGCCTCTGTATTACTCCCAATAGCTACGGCATTTGCACCAGAAGCAACAGGATCAGTAGCACTTGAAGGATTAGCAGCATAAAGATCTGCACCAGATGCCATGTCTGAAAAGCTCAACACCCCAGAGCCATTTGTTGTAAGTACCTGCCCGTTAGAACCGTCAGCAATTGCAGCAGCAGGAGCAGCAGTAAATACAGCTACATTACCTGTAGCATTAGGGAATGTAATAGTGTGATCTGCAGTTGGGTTTGTAAAGGCTACAGTAGTTTCATTACCGTCTGCACCAGAACCTTCTACAGTAAACCCTGAATCATTAAGGTGCATACCAGTTACTACTGGACTTGTTAGAGTTTTATTAGTGAGTGTTTTAGTTGTACCTGAGAAGTATGTATCAAGTAAGTCTACATCACGATAACCTATTTCGTTACCATTGTCAAATACTAATAAGGCATCATTACTAGCTATTGCAGTACTTGTGTCTACACTTACAGCAGAAAAGTCAGCTACTGTGTTTAACTCTGCACCTGTAGCATTAAGACCTGTTACATTATTAGCTGTACCATTGACTGCTTGAATACGAGCTTCTACAGACTGTTGGGTTGGGATAAGTGTAGCACTGTTAGATGACATATCGTCTTCATCTACAAAGCCTGTAATAGTAATTGAACCATCAGCTAATGAGCCAAAGTTAATTGTGCCTGTAGTAGTAATAGCACTTGATCCAACATCAATGGCACCAAAGCCACTTGTGATACTACCACTGTTGAGAGCACCTACTGTTGTCACATTACTTAGAGTATCTAAAGATGTCTCCATGTATGTTTCAAAGTCAGTCAGTGCTACCTGTTTCATGGTTCCAGCATCATTAACTACAACTCTGTCTGCATCTGCAAGAGTAGTAGATGTAGCTGAAGTATCGCCATCCATAATGTTTAGTTCAGTAGCGGTAGCATTTACACCCGTAAGGTCTGTAGGAGCGATAGTAATATTAGCAGTACCGTCAAAAGATTGACCAGCAATTGTACGTGCGGTTGCTAGGGCCGTGGCTGTATCAGCATTACCTGTAACAGCACCTGTGACATTACCTTCAATATTGGCTACAAGTGTGCCTGTAGTAATTGTAAGATCGCCTGTAGATGCACCAGTAAATGTACCAGTACCTACAGTAAACTTATCTGCACTTTCGTCAAAGCCAATGAAAGCATTAGCATCACTGCCACGTTCAATAACAATACCAGCATCACCTGAAGCAGAACCTGAACGACCATTACCTAACTCAATAAGCTGATCGTCTACAGTCATGTTACTAGAGTTGATTGTTGTTGTAGTACCATTTACAGTTAAGTCACCACCGACAATAGCATTGCCTGTAGTAGTTACTTGAGCAAACTGTACGTTATCACTTGTAGCTAAACTCTGGTCTGTGTCGGACAGATCTGTAGCAGCAATAGTAATATTAGCAGAGCCATTGAAAGAGTTACCTGCAATAGTTCTTGCTGTTTGTAGTACAGTCGCACTAGCTGCATTGCCTGACGTATCTTGATTACCTGTAGTGTTTACACCTGCGAGATTAATATTAGATGTGCCATTAAAGCTAACTCCACCAATAGTACGAGCAGTCTCTAAGGCTGTAGCTGTAGCAGCATTACCTGAAGTATCCTGATTACCTGAAGCATTTACACCGGGAAGATTAATGTTAGCTGTACCGTTGAACGATACACCACCTATAGTTCTTGCCGTTTCTAGTGCAGTAGCGGTGTCTGCATTGCCTGTAACATCACCTGTTACTGGACCTACAAGAGATGTACCAGTAATTGTTGTACCTGTAATAGCAGCAGCAGAACCAGCACCAATAATAGTTCCATCAATATTACCACCATTAATATCTACCGTAGTAAGTGTAGATGTACCTGTAGCAGTTAAAGAAGTAAATGTACCAGCAGCAGCACTAGCCCCACCAATAACAGCACCATCAACTGTACCACCATTGATGTCTGCAGTATCTGCTACGAGAGCATCAATGTTAGCTGTACCGTCAATGTACAAGTTACGCCACTCAGAGCCTACAGCACCTAAGTCATACGTGTCATCAGCAGAAGGTAGTAGTGGAGAAGCAACGTCAGCAGTAATAGTAACAGTGTCACTAGCGGCATTACCCAGAGTAGCATTACCGTTTACTGTAAGATTACCCGTAACAACAGCATTAGCATCTACTTGCAGTGCATCTACTGTAGCTGTACCATCAATAAATAAATCTTTAAACTGTAAACTAGATGTACCAAGATCAATGTCGTTGTTAGTAACAGGAACGACTGCACCATCTTGAATACGTATTTGCTCTACAGCAGCACTAGATACCTCTACAAATACACCAACACGATTGTTTGATGTATCAATAACTACTTTGTTTAAAGCATCTGAGTCTGCAATCAGTGGTACATATGCACCCTCTGCTGCAGTACCATCGTGCTTATGTCCTGTGCTTGCGTTAAATGCATCTCGTAATGCATTGTACTCTACGTTCAGCGGGTTAGCACGAACAACAGCCGTTGCAATAATATCTGCTGAAGATTGTCTTGTATATCCTGCCACTTTTTATCTCCTATCCCCTGCGCCATACAAAATTGAAACAGCCTGTATGGTATGGCTGGGGTTTGTACCGTTAGTAACGTATGCTATTGATATAGAATCGCCTGACCCACTTATATTAGTAGTTCTAATTGGTGTAGGGTTTCCATCATAAACATCTGTTTCATCGTAAAGAGTTGAACTTGCGTCAAATAAAGATGCAGCACCTGCGGTACTTAAATCAAAGTTTGCTGGTGTAGCAATCTCTGAGTCACCAAAGTTATACTCTATGCCTACAGATATTGAAGTTGAACCCTCTGATTTAAGAAACGTTTTAACTCTGTAAAAAATCTTACGTAACTCTGGATCACCCATAAAATAAAATGGAGTTTGATAAACACTTAGTATGTCAGATCCACCAAAAGAATTACCTTCTTCTTGCTTAAATACTTTACCTGTAGTATCTCCATGCAGTACAAACTCAAACTGCCCTACATACCCACTAGCTACTGCTGTTGCTTCAATGCCTACAAGCTGACTATATTCAAATGTAGACTGTGCTGAAGAACTTTTACGAATAGCCGCCAGTAACGACAAAGAAGTATTAGCTTCAAAGAATAATCTAAACTGTGACTTCCTACGAATAACTAGGGCTTTTAGTTTTGTAACATCTTCGTTAGCTGTGTAGTTTTCAAAGGTCTTTTGGATCTCACGAGACACTGTTTCAAGTTCAACATCCCCGATGCGAGAAGTTCCAGAAATAGGTCTAATGCCATCTGGTCCAAGAAAGATAATGTCACCACCAAATTCTACTACAGTATCAGGAGCAACACAACCTAAGTCATTAGTAACATTTTCTACACTAAAGTTAGAGTAGTTGTCTCCAACAATACGTTTAATCTGGTTTTGACCAAATACATAAAGTTGATTACGAAA